AATTTTGTGATATTGGTCATTTCCATAGCATACGTTATGGTATGCTATGGAAATTGAACAAGTGCCAATTAGTGAGGATAGAGGAATTATAGGTTTAATAGAGTTTAACTTTGACAAGGCTAAGAAATATTATAATGAATTAGAAGAAATTAAAAAGAGTATTGACGAGTTTGTGTTTGAGGATAAAGAGGTTGTCATTAAGAAAAGTTTTAGTAACAAAAAGAAAAGAAAAATGTTGACATTTGATTAAAGGAGTGATATAATTGGGTTATCAAATGAAAGGAGAATGAAACTTATTTGTAGGATATGAAACAAACAAGTTTGAAAGGAGAATGAAATGAGTTTATATAGTGGTAAATGTGATTTTTGTGATATGTGTGAAATTCACGATATAGATAATATCCTAAAATCAAATGTATATATAGGATGGAATATTATACCATTAAAGTTTGAAACAAAGAAAGATTTAATCCCATATTATCCATATTTAGTTGCTACAAGTGCTACAACTAATGGAGTAGGTGAAGTTAGATTATCAACCGAATCTTATGTAGACAAACAAGAAAGAGAAACTTTAGAATGGTATGTTAAAGATTGTCAAAAGTATGTGAATAAATGTAAACGAAAGAAGGAATTTTGTGATATTGGTCATTTTAATAAAGAAAATAATTATGGATATAATGAAGTATATGAAGAAATTATATCAAGACTAATGATGGTAGGTTTTGAAAAAGATTTTAAATTTACTCTTGACGGAATTTATTTACCTATGGCTGAACGTTATAGGAAAGAATTATATGATGAAATGGTTAAGAATGGTTGGGATGAAAATAAAAGTAAGAGATGGTGTTTTGGTTGGAGAAAAGAATATCCGATATAAATAAATAAACTAGGAGGAATATGATAATGTCTTTATATTCAATAAATGATGCACAAAATGTATTGGGTTGTTTGCTTAACAATCCTTTACTTTGTTTAGACGATAAATATAAGTTAGATAAATATGATTTCAAGCCAAACGCACTCCATCATATTATATTTATCTCAATTAGTAATTTAGTATCGCAAGGTGCAAAGGAAATAAGTGGATTTGAGATTGACCAATATTTACAGAATTTTAAGCCACAAGCAGAAATATTTAATGATAACAATGGACTTGAGTTTTGTAAAGTTATATCAGAATTAAATAGTAGTGATAATATTGATGTGTTTTATAATCGTGTTAAAGTATTTAGTGTGCTTAGACGATATAAAGAGAATGGGTTTGATGTTACTAAATTTTATGACGAGAGCAAAAGTGAGAGTGACGAATTAAGTAAACTTGCTAATTATACTGTTGAAGATATTTTAAGTTATTATGATAAATTACAAACGGAAATAAGAAAGAATTTTTATACTAGAACCGACATTGAAGAAGTAAAAGTAGGAGATAATTTATTTGACATTAAAGAAGAATTTAAGAAAGCACCAATGTTTGGTGCAACAACTTTTAGTAAGAAATTAAACACTTTAACTAGGGGGTGGATTCAAGGTCAATTAACTATATATTCTATGCCGAGTGGAACTGGTAAATCAACACTAGGAATAGAAAATTGTGTACTTGTATCGGCAAAAGAAATATGGGTTTATACTCAACATAAATTTATATCTAATCCTACATACACTGGTGACGGCTCTTTATACTTAGAATATGAAATGGATGCCAATTATGAGGTTCAACCTAAATTTCTATCCTCAATAAGTGGCGTTCCAACCAATCATATTCTTAATGGTACATATGAGCAAGACGAAGAAGAAAGAGTTGATTATGCAATTAAAGTGTTAGAGAATAGTGAAATTTATATTGTAGTTATGCCTAGTTTTACAACAGATTTAATTGAAGCATATTGTAGAGATTATGTAATAAATAAAAATTGTCAATATATTGTATTCGATTATATTAGTGAACAAGCAAGTGTTAATAGTGAAATTGCTAGGAAAAACGGTGTTAGTACACGAAGCGATATGGTATTAAGTACATTAGCTAGTAAGTTAAAGGATATTGCTATAAATTTTAATGTGGCTATGATGACGTTTACGCAATGTAATGCTAATATTGGAACACAAGAAATATTAGACGCTGGTTGTATTGCTGGAAGTCGTGCCGTGCAGAATAAAGCCGATATTGCTGGAATTATGATGCCACTTAGAGTTAAAGAAAAAAATATATTGGATAAATTAATTGATAAACATTTAGCTCACGGAAAATAATGGAAAACAAAGTAAAAGATTTTAGAGAATTAATAAAAAAAACATTTGGTAAAAATTCTGGAATATTAATAGAAGATGCTGATAATATAAAAATAGAGAAATTCTCATCAGGCTCTTTTTTATTAGATCTAGATTTAAAAGGCGGATGGGCAAAAGGAACTTTAATAGAAATATTTGGAGAAAACCAAAGTGGTAAAACAACTACAGTCATACACGCTGTTGCAGAACATCAAAAGAAATACCCAGAAGAGCCTATTTTATGGGTAGATTTAGAAAAAGTATACGATCCATATTATTTCAAACAAATAGGTATTGACATATCAGAAGATAAATTTATTTTGTTAAGACCGTCATCAGGCGAAGATACATGGGAGTCAATAATTTCTTTTGTAAAAACTTTTGATAATGGTATAATTGTACTAGATTCAGTAGCATTGTTATTACCTAAAAAGGAAGATGAAGGAAGTGTTGGTGACGCACAAATGGCACTAGCGGCAAGAATGAATTCACAGGGACTTAGAAAACTATTTCCATATATGAAACCTGGTGGAACAACTGTCTTTGCAATAAACCAAACTAGAAAAAATATAGGAGGTTATGGTGATCCTAACGTAACAACAGGTGGAGAGGCGTGGGATTTTTATGCTAGAACAAGAGTAAAGACATCAGTTAGTAAAGGAGAGGCAGGAGAGTATTCTGTACATAAATTCAAACAAGTAAAATCAAACTATGGTAAAAAAGACGTAATAACTGAGACAACAATAAGCTATGGAAAAGGATTTGATACTAAGAAAGAAATACTACTTGCATGTATAGCAAAGGATATAATTCAAAAAAATGGATCATGGTTCTCGTATGGAGATACTAGATTAGGTCAAGGATTAGATAATGTTTCAAACCTGATAGGAGATAACCCAGAATTATATGATGAATTAGTAAATAAATTAAAATCAGATGAATAATAAAATTTCTAAATGGTATTATAACGATAAAGAAATAGATTCTATAGAAGAAATGAAAGTGCACGAGCCTAAAGTTTGGGGGTTCGTGTACTTACTAACTTTATATGATATTAAAACAGGAGAATTAAAGTACCAATATATAGGTAAAAAGAATATTTATAGTAAACGAAAAAGATCTTTCGGCAAAAAAGAAGTAGCTTCAATGAAAGATAAGCGCGGTAAAAAATATGAATATGTTATAAAAGAATCAGATTGGAAAACTTACCTATCATCAAATAGTTTTATAAAAGACAATGCTAATAAATATAAAATAAAAAGAGAGATATTAATGTTCAGTACAAATGATATGGATCTTAAATATAAAGAAGCAAAAGAAATTATATGTAGAGACGCATTAGAAATAGATTTGTTCTTAAATGATGGTTTTTCATTAAGAATGTTTGGTAAAAAAGTAATGTAATAATAATTTATGGCGAAACAATTTAAAACAGACATTAAGTATTCTATAACATTAGATGACGAACAGAAAAATGTTAAAAAGAGTATATTTGAAAATCAAATAGTTATAGTAACAGGTAGAGCTGGGAGTGGTAAAAGTTTAGTATGCGCACAAACAGCACTAGATTTATTCTTTAAAAAAGAAGTAGAGAAAATATTAGTTACTAGAGCAAATGTAGAAACAGGTAGAAGTCTCGGATTCCTACCAGGTACATTAGACGAAAAATTTAATCCTTATTTAGAAGCTTTTAAAGAAAATCTAATGACTTCTTATTCTGATACAAAAGAAAAGAAAGAGAAACTAGAACAGCATATTAAAAATAAAGACATAGATGCATTACCAATAGCATTTATTAGAGGAAAAACAATAAATGATATATTAATAGTAGAAGAAAGTCAAAATCTTTTAGTATCAGAGGTATCTTCTATTGTAAGTAGATTAGGAAAAAATGGTAGGATAGTTTTCAACGGTGATTTTGATCAAGTAGATACAAAGGAATCTTATACTGGATTACATTATTTAATGGACATGGCAAATGCTTTAGAGGATATAAAAGTACATAAGTTAAAACACAACCACAGGTCTGATCTAGTAGGTAAAATACTTGATTGGGAGTACAGTAGAAATAAAAAAGTATAAAATATTTGCATATGTCAAAAAATTTTCGTATGTTTGCAAAGTCAAAATAATAAAATATGTTAAATAAAGAAGAAAGTAAAGAAGAGATATTAGAGTTATATAAAATATTTAAAAGTTCTGATATACTCGCGGAGAAGCTTCAAGAAAAATATGGATTGTATGATACTTCAATATCATCATTATCTAGAAAAATAAGAAAATGGTTAGAGTACTATAGAAAAGAAGATAATATAATATTGGCAAAGAAAAATAAATCTCCTGCTAAAATACTTATTTTTGATATAGAAACTAGTCCAATAATAGGATATTTATGGTCTAAATGGCAAAATGGTATTAATGATGACGATATTATTCAAGATTGGTCTATACTATGTTTTTCAGCAAAATGGTTATTTGAGGACGAAATAATGTCATTTAAATTAACAAAAAAAGAATTAAAGACATTAGATGACTCAAGAATAGTAAAAGAATTATGGAAACTTTTAGACGAAAGTGATATAGTTATAGGACATAATGGTAAAAGATTTGATATAAAAAAATCTAACGCAAAATTTCTAAAATATAATTTACTATTGCCGTCATCATATTTAGTAATAGATACATTATTACACGCGAGAAATAAATTTGCTATAACATCTAACAAACTAGATTATTTGGTATGTATAACCAAGAGGAAGTGAACCGTATTGCTCAAAACAAAGGTAGCGTACAAGATTGTGACTACTTAACAGAGCATGAGAAAGCAGTATTCCGTAACGCTTT